AGGAGACGCGAACATGACAAACCTACGCACAAGCGGCGTCTTCTCCCTCGGCAGTCTGAGCAGCGACAACGCCTTTGAAGCGCCCTCGCTCGACTTAAACTTCGACGGTCAGCTCAGCAGCTTCACTCGTGCCACGACAAGCCCGACTGCGCCGAAAGCCAACGGCGACCAGCTCGCAACCGAGATTGTGACGCAGAACAAGACAGACTCGGTACAGAGCAAGTACATGGGGCCGAACGGGAAACTGATTAGCGGTCACGTCGAAAACTTACTGGCGCACAGCTCCATCGCTAGTTGGACGCCATCTGGGGCAAACATATCCGTGACGGCCAGCAGCGTGACGGACCCTTTTGGCGGCACTGGCGCTTACAGAATTGATGACCAAGATGGCGCTGCTTTTCTATCAATGGACATTAATGCTACCGTGGCCGCAAATACATGGGCCACCTTGTCGATATACATTCACGCTTCAGACAACACGTCAACCAAGCTCGGATTTAACATCGTTTTCTCTGGTGGGGCGAGCTTCCCGCGCCTGACAATCGTGAATGGCGTACCGTCAACGCCGAGCAACGTTCAAACAATTCACTCATCTTACACCGGGACTGTCACTCAGGTTGCTGGCACAGACTGGTATCGATGGGAAATTCCGTTTGACTTTGGCGCGACCGCAATTAAGTTCTCCCCGGCAGTGACCGCTGCCAACTCTACGGGCTACACCACCGTCTTCGGTGCGCAACTCGAACTTGGTGGCGCTGCCAGCCAGCTCGTCCAGACCAGCGGAGCAACCGCATCCGCCCAAGTCCCCCGCGTCGAGTACGACGCCTCCGGCAACCCGCTGGGTCTGCTCGTGGAGGAGGAGCGGACGAACCTGATGACTTCGACGGACAACGTTGGGGGGACTGGAGCTGGCTACTTCATCACCTCGGGCGGTTTTACGGTGACTGACGACCACGGCACAGCGCCAGACGGGACTTCGCAAGCAAACAGGCTCGCCTTTGGTGGAGGGTCTTTCAAACAAGTGTCCCTAGCCATCGGCGGGTTGAATATTGCTATCGGCGACGTGTATACGATTAGCCTCTACTACAAGGCTACACCCGGCTCTTCGACATCGCCAAACGCTTTCCGGCTGACTTTGGCGGAAGGTAGCGTGGGGTCTACGGTATCGTCTAATCTCACCGCTACGTCAGAGTGGCAGCGAGCAGTCGTCACACGAACTTGCACTAATGCGGACACGTCAGGCACGCTAAATTTCCGCATCCAACAGGCCACGAGTGGCGGGACTGACATCTTGGTGTGGGGCGCACAGTTGGAAAAAGGCGAGGCCGCAACAAGCTACATCCCGAACACGGCGACATCTGGCACAGTCACCCGCACAGCCGACGACATCACGTTGGCCACGAGTGCATTTGGGTTTGACATCGACAACTCAACAGTCCTCGTTGACGCGACCCTACAGTCGGAGACCGCCACCGGGTTATACCCGCGTATTTGGGAGCTGTCAGGGTCCAGCACACAGAGACTGTTCTATCGCGTCTTCGGGGGCAACGCGGAATTAGTCTTCGACGACAGCGGGAACGACACGCTCACTATTGATACGGTAAGTAGCTACCCCTATGCAGCGAAATTTGCTTCGGCGCACATATTTAGTGGTGGCAGCACTGTTGCCTCCACCGCTCTAAACGGCGTGGTAACGAGCCAATCTGTAACGTCTACAGGCACGGGGAGCTACACGCAGTTATCGCTGGGTGGGCCTACATCTGCCACGCCTAATTACCAAACAACCAACAGATCAAACGGCCACATCCGCCGCTTTACGTACTGGCCCCGCGCAATATCCGACGTGAGCCTTGTGGCCTACACGAGCGACAACCCACCAACCATCGACATCGATAAACCCACACGGCGCTGGGGCGGCATCACCGGGCGGTCACTGGTGGACAATAACGTCCTCCCCACGACTGGCGTGTTGACCCTCGCGGAACACTACCAAAGCAAACTGTAGGAAAGCGCAATAATGACCGACGACGAAATTAAAAAACTTGCGCGCGAAGTCGTAAACGAAACGCTCCATCGGATGGGCCTCAACCCCGAAGACCCGGAAACAATATCAGACGTCGCTGATCTCAAAGCGCTGTTAGGCGCGTGGAGATCAACAAAGCGCACCATCGGCACAACCATCACCCGCGTCGTCACCTTGGCTGTGCTGGGCGCACTGGCTCTTGGCGCGGCAATGCAAATCCGAGGCGGAGGCGGTGAATAACTATGTTTCAGCAGCTCCCCATTGCGCCTGGAATTGTTAAGGAAACAACGGAAGTAGCAGGGGAAGGCCGCTGGACAGATGGAAACAACTGTCGTTTTGTCGGGGGGCGCCCTGAAAAAATTGGCGGCTGGGAAAGTTTAAATATAACTCTTGATTCTACACCGCGCTCAATCATTGCGTGGCAGGATCTTTCCGGCCGGTCGCTGATAGGCGTTGGCACAGAAGCTTTCCTCTACCTTTTATATGGTGACACTGCTTACAACATTACACCGGCTGACAGCGAGCCAAGCGTTGACCTTAGTTTTACCGCCGCTGACGCTACAGTAACTATAACGCACACCAGTCACGGCAGAGAAGTTGGTGACTACATTTACTTTGACGGAACTGTAACTTTTTCCGACGCAACGGCTTTGTCAGGCTATTTAAAGGTCAGCGCTGTCAATTCCGCGAACGAGTTTGAGGTTGAAATGGCTGTTGCCAGCCCTGACACCAAAACTGAAAGCGCCATTACGGTAAGCTACTTGGTCCGCACGATTGAAGAAACATCAATTACAGGCGCTGTAAACTACGGCGCAGGCACTTACGGGACAGGTGACTACGCGAGCGTGAGTGTGACCGCCGGTTATGACCGGGTTAGGTTTTCTTTGTGGTCGCTCGACGCATGGGGCGAAGACCTTATCGCGACATTGAGCAACGGCAAAGTTTACCAGTGGGATGCAAGCGCTTGGAACGGCGTAAGCCAGCCGCCGCGAGCCACGACAATCGCCAACGCCCCTGTGACGAACAGCTTAGGGATTGTGCTTACGGCGCAGCGTCACCTTGTTATGTTTGGCACCATCCCTGAAGGCGGGGCCAGTTTTGATCCATTGCAAATCCGTTGGTGTGACCGTGAGCAGCTAACTGACTGGACAAGTACAGCACAAAACCGCGCTGGCGGCCTACGGATTCCAGGTGGCGTGCAGATTGTGGGTGCGGTTGAGACTGACACGGAATTGTTGGTGCTGACTGACAACGAAGCATGGGCGATGGAGTACATCGGTGGCGGCGCGGTTTTCAGTTTGTCAAAGCGCGGCACGCACTGCGGTTTGATTGGACGTAACGCTGCGGTCAACGTGGGCGGCATATCCTTCTGGATGAGCCAGAACAACTTTTTCGTCTACAACGGCACGCCTCAAGTGTTGCCATGTTCGGTGCATGATTATGTCTTCGATAATCTTGACCGCGCAATGGTCCGCAAGATTCATGCAGCTTACTTGGCTGAACATGATGAAGTTTGGTGGTTCTACCAAGACACCAACTCACCTGCCGGGGACAACAACCGCTGTGTTGTTTACAGCATTACAGAGCAAGCGTGGTGGATTGGTGACGTGCCGCGAACAGCCATGCTGGATCGAGGCGCTTTGTTCGAGCCAATTGCTTTCCGCGCTGACGGCGCTTTGTTCAAGCACGAAACCGGGAACGATGACGACACCAGCCCAATGGAAGCTCACGTTACCTCTGGCTTGATTGACATTAGCGACGGCGAACAGTTTATGGTGGTTCAGCGTGCCTTGCCTGATTTCCGCAATTTGTCCGGCTCAGTAAACATCACTTACGGCTTCTCGCGCTGGTCGGAACAAACGCCGGTTGAAGTCGGGCCGTTTGTGGTCAGCGCAGATCATGCACAGCATAGATTGCGTGGGCGGGGGCGGTTTATGCAGTTGACCGTGGAGAGCGAAAGCCTTGGCTCAAGTTGGCACATGGGCGCACCACGCTTCGACATAACGCCGAGCGGGCGCAAGTAGATGGCAAAGTCCCTTCCACGTCCCGCGAAGGGACAGCCAGTATCCTCTGAGTACATGGAGCGGCTTGTGCGCCGCCTCGAAACCGACCAGCCGCTAAAGCCGCTGCAGGAGTTCCTTGTAGACGAGCCTGCTGCAATCAACCGCACGTTTGACCCTAACACAGCCACGTTGGCTGAAGTTGCTGCATTGTTGGCAATTCTAATCCGAGACCTTCAAGGAGAATAAGGTGAGCGACACCTACGATCCGAGCCAAGACCCTGAAAAGTTGGAGGCGGTAAGCGCGATCACGCGCCGTCTGAACGAAATGGGCGACAGTGAGTTGGCGTACCTCGATTCCGTCCTCGATGAAAAAGCGATTTTCATTCTGGCAATGATTGACCCGCCGTTAGGCGCTGCTCTCGCGCCGTTTATGAACGATGCGCCGCAAGCTCCAATGCAGCCGCCTAAAATGCCGATGCCTGCGCCAATGCCGGTCATGGGCGTTCTTGGAGGTGGCCAGTAACATGCAGATTGTCACCGCCACACAAGACCACGTTCCAGCCTTGGTTGTCTTGACCGACAACCGCCAAGCTGAAGACAAGCGCGATTACGTTTTACAGATCCCGGTCGATCACAACGCTTGCGCTGTTACGCTCGGACGCGCGGTAAGCCTTGGCTATACGTTTGTGGCGCTTAATGACGAACAACAAGTTATTGGCGCGCTGGTGCTTATCCCTTCATCTGACTGGTGGAACCCGCAAGCGGCTTTCCTGACCGACATTCTGTTTCATGCGCCATCGCAGTACCGGGGCGAGTGCATGACAAAGCTGCTGGATTGCGCAAAGTCCGTCGCTGACGAAGCGCGCCTTCCGCTGCGTGTAACGAGCCTGCACGTCCGCAGTTCTGAGCGCATGAACCGATATTACGAAGAACGCGGCTTGTCCGCTGTTGGCGGTGCTTGGCAGTACCTTCCCGACGTTTTTGAACAATACCTTA